GGTATGAGGCTTTTAAGTGTGCTTTTCCTGAAAGATGCGTTGTTACTAATACTGACGCCCCCCTTGGTTCTGAAGAGAAAAAGGTTGGTGATGAATTAGGAAGAACCACGATTGAGCTGAAAGCTAAAAGGCTTGAGAATTCAAAGCTCTACAAATATATTGTTTCTACTCTGCATACTTCTTTATATGTTACATATGCTCTTGACAGGATGAAGGTGCTGGATCTATCTCTTAAGAAGATATTTGACGAAAGAACCAAGGATAGAGATAGAATAGAATATATGAAGACATTTTTACAGGAAACAAGAAAACCTGAAAAAGCTCAAGAATTAGAACTAAACGTTAATATTCAAAGCAATGAGATAAATGTTGTCCAGATTGAAGATAAACTTGATAAAATAGCAGACAAGCTACAAGGATTAGACGCATCTAAAGTTATAGAGATGACATCTAATCAAAGGAAAAAAGATGACTAAGGGTGAACACATGAAGCATATAAATGAATTTGGGATAATAGATTACATAGTTGTAGGCTTTTCGATACTTTTTTCTGGCATTGGTTCTTTTGTAAGAAGAGACTTGTCATCACTTTCCATTAGAAGAAAACTTTCTATGTTGATAATAGATCTCATTGGTTCTACGTCGATAGGAATCACAGTATTTTTATTAGTTTATGGATGGTCTGAAAACATGATACTTAGTGCTGGGATAGCTTCAGCTTTTGGGCATATAGGAACCAGAGGTGTATATTTAATGGAACTCATGATTGCCGATAAGCTCAATTCTGATTCTATGAGAAAAGCTGTGGAGTCTTACTACAACAGAGAGAAAAAACAGTGATTGAAGCATACTACTTCGTGTATTATAGCACTTTAAGCATAGTTATAGGTGTATGTATCTCTGTGTATGTTATAAAAGATGATTGTAAATAAAATGACAAGGAGAGGAAAATGGGATATAGTTTTGGTAAAACTTCTAAAAACAGATTAAAGGGAGTTCATCCTTCGCTCACATTGGTTCTGAATAGAGCAATAAAAGAGTCGAAAGTTGATTTTGGTATTGCTTCTGGAGTTAGAACCGCTGATGAACAAAATGAAAAATATAAAAAAGGGTTAAGTGAACTTGATGGATACAAAAAAAAATCAAAGCATCAGATCCAAGAAGACGGATATGGTCATGCGGTTGATATCTATATTTGGGATAGAGAAAATAAAAGGGGCATATTTGATTACACAAAAGAAAACGGATGGATGTGGTTAGAAGTCGGAAGAGCTATACTTAGGTCTTCAAGATTGCTAAACGTTCCTATTGTCTGGGGGTTAACTTTCAATATAGGAAATGGATATGACATAGGGCATTTTGAATTAAAGGATTGATATGAAAAAAACATTTTATAATGTCACTGAAAAAGTGTTATTATTGTTCAACAGAATACCACACGACAAGATCGCCCATATGGCAGTTGGTTCTATTTTGTTTATTTGTTTATTTTTTTCAACTGAAGACATCTTATTTTCATTTGCTATTGTTGTGATAGTAGGGCTTCTTAAAGAAGTCTATGACTCTTTCTCCGATAACCACACAACAGATTTTTATGATGCTCTTTTTACTTCTATACCAGCTATTATTGCGATAATAGTATATTTAATAAGGACATTAATTGATAGTTGAAAGACAGAGTTATAGTAAGCCGTATGTTCCTAAACACAAAGAAACTGTAAAGTTTTTTGTATGGTTCAATTCTTTTTTTAAAGAAGAAAATAGAAGTGCTGAAGCACATTTTCAGTTAGTAGATCACCTTCTGTCAAAAGACAAACACAAAGTAATTATGTGTCACAGGGGTTTAGGAAAATCTGCTCTCACGAAGTACAATATTCTTCGTTGGCTCTATCTTGGAAAGAAGCCAAACTTTGGGGAGTTTGATTATATCCTTGTTATTCAGGACAGTGTAGCAATGGTAGAATCTACTTTTGAAACATTGTTGACTCTTATAGAGCAGAGCGAACTAAGCAAGGTTCTTGAGGTTAAGAAGAAAAGACTAGGCGATGATCCTACTATCTATGTCTGGCATAAGGAACTTCAAAAAATGTTCTACCTCAAAGGACGTGGTTCTGGACAAAGTTTAAGGGGAACCAACATAGCAAACAAACGTCCTAACATTGTCATTCTTGATGATATTGAGAATGATGAGAAACACTCTACAAAAGAATCAAGAACCAAGCTGAAGAACTGGTTTAATAACGTAGTTAGACCTGCTATTAATCCCAACAAGTATGAGTTTATTTTTATTGGAACTCCAATACATGAAGATTCTTTGTTGCTTGATTTAGTAAGAAGTAAAAGCTGGAAAACTATTGTTTTACCTGTTGCAGAGGATTTCCCTCCAGAAGACTGGAATAAACTCATAACTTCTTGGTCTGACAGATTTACGCCTGATTATGTCAGAGAGATTTATGAGGATTTAAAAGATCAGGGAAAAGAGACTTCTTTTTATCAGGAATACATGCTTCAAGTTACGCCTAAAGATGATTTGCTGTTTAATATGGAAAATATAAACTATTACAATATTGATGACTTAAAAGACAAGATAAGTTCTTTGACTTATTATATTTCTGTAGATTTGGCTGTATCTGAAAAATCTTATGCCGACTATACTGCAATATCAGTTGTCGGAGTAGATGAGAACAATAATTGGTTTTTGGTAGATGGATTCTTTGGAAGAATTAAACCTGATGAGACAATAGACAGGATATTCACTTTGGTTGTAAGATGGAATCCATACGCAGTGGTTCTTGAGAAAGTTGCTTTTCAATTATCTATGAAAACATTTATTCAAAATGAAATGGTAAAGAGAGGAAAATTTTTTAATCTTCAAATGGTAAACAGAACCAAAGCTAAACTGGCTGTATTTAAAGCTCTACAACCTGTTGTAGAAATGGGAAGATTATGGTTGCCAAAAACTCATATGAAAGAGTTTGTTGATGAGTTAAAGCATGAGATGAGTCTAATTACTAATGATTCTATTCTTGCTAAACATGATGACTTAATAGATTCATTATCACAATTAACCCTTATAGATATGATTTATGCAGAACCAATAAACTATTCGGATAGTGAAGGGATAGTGGATGAAAGCTTTACAAACCCCTATTTGTTTTAATTTTATTTTTTTGTGTTATAATTCACAAAACCGACAAAGGTAAATAATGGCAATAGATATAAACAATTATAAGGTTTATGTGAGAGATTATGGAATAGAAGATACAGACTTAGCCACGATACTGAATGACGTAATCATGGAAATAGCTTTTAAGACAAGAATTTTTAAAACTATTATAGGTTTCGAGATTATTGATTGCGTAACTGTATATGACTTTGGTTCTATTTATAAAATAAATATGGCTGAAAAAAAAGATCTATTGTCTTTAGATATAATAGAGCCAACGCTTGAGGATTTGCTTGAGGCTATGAACGATGGAACTGGACTAGAGGTTAAGGTAAATGAAACTCTAGAGTCTTCTCCAGAGAATAGCCAATTAATTGACGTAACAGATGTTGTTAACGAGAATAGAGAGAGCATATTTGATTTGTTTGATCCCGTAAATGATTTAATCTATGAATATAAAGGAACGTTTAAAAAAGAATTAATTAAGGCCTATGCTATAGGCTCATTTATTCCAGACATTACACTTGTTGGTTCTAACATAGAAAAAGTTATAAAACCTGCCTTAATAGCTGGTGTAAAATATTATCTTTCTTCTAACTATACTAATGCTCAGAACTTACAGCCAGTTGTTTCAGACTTCCAAAAATGGAACAATGAGATTAATCTTCTTATGAGCAAATATCCTTATTACAATTCAAAACTACATAAAAGGGCTTGGCTATGACGGTTCAACAAATGTATGACTTTATAAAAACGTATATAGATAAGAAAATCTCTGCTACAAACGATGTGTTGTCTAATATGCTCTCTGACAATAAAGTAAAAGAGGTTGGTTCTAATATAGACGATGTTAAAAGTGTTGCTGACAATCTTACAGATATTAATACAACAGCTGGTTCTATTACGAATGTGAACACTGTAGCTACAGATATAGACAATGTTAATAATGTTGTAAACAACAAAAACAATATTGATACGGTTGCTAACAATATAGCCAATGTAAATAATGTCGGAACAAATATTGCAAACATAAACAATGTAGCTAACGATTTAACTAATGTAAATAAAGTGGCTAATGATGTTGATAATATTGATACAGTAGCTACAAACATTATTAATGTAAACACAGTTTCTACAAACATTGACAATGTCAATATTACAGCAGATTCTATTGATGATGTTAATACTTATGCCAAAACATATCTTGGTGCTAAGACTGAAGACCCAACAGTAAGAAATGATGGTTCTTCTTTACAGATGGGTGATTTGTATT